TTATTGCGAACTATCAAAAAATCAGTGTGTTTTATGTGCTATGCTATGAAGGGACGGTATACTTTCCCTTGTGTGATAAAAGCAATGGAAAGAAGATTGAAATCTTTACCTCATGATCTCTGGACTAAAGCAATGGCAGTATCAATCAACTCAAAAGCAAAGTTCGGACATGACTGTTTCCGCTGGCATGATAGCGGAGATTTACAAAGCATGGAACATTTACAGCGGATCATGGACGTCTGCAATATGACGCCCGGCGTCCTGCATTGGTTGCCCACTAGAGAGTATAAAATTATACGAGATTACATGAACCGTTGGCGTAATGTAGGTGTAACTGGTTCATGGCGGGATATTTTCCCGGCAAACGTTGTTCCAAGGTTGTCTGCGCCTATGATTGACGGCCCGGCGCCTGATATTGACGGTTTACCAACGTCAACAGTCACCAGTGATCATAAACCGGGGCAATATGTTTGCCCGGCTCCTGATCAGGGGGGAGAGTGTAAATCTTGCCGCATGTGTTGGGATGCCAATATAAAGAGTATTGCATACCGGGCACACTAAGAAAAAATAACGGGGGTAAAAGGGGGCGCGGCTTAGGTTGCGCCCCTTTTTTTGTACATGATAACCTTGTACATGATAACTTTGTACATGATACCGCCAAAAAACTTGTACATGATACCGGCGCCCTAAGATATACAGAAATTTTAAGCAAAAAAAAACCCCCGAATGAATCGGGGGTTTTTATTCTCCTAGTTAGGGGTTATTGGGTTATCCCAGAAGGTTGCCAGCTGTGTGCATGACCGTTAGTCTGAGCTTTAGCCATTAATAGCCGATAAGCTCGGTATTTGGCCATAGCGCCTGTACCAGTCATATGGTAACCCTTGTCACGTCTACTTTCCCTAATGTGTGGACTGTGATCGACGTAATAGGTCACAGCGTTTAGCAAGCGCCATGCTGTATTACCCAATTCCCCCTGTAATTCGTGGGAATAGGCGTCCTCTAGCATGGACAACGTGTTTATCGCTTTACCGGAATAGACTGGCTCCGGTGACGGAACGTCAACACCGTTAACACGTGAAAACCGGATCGCTTTCTTAAATCCGAATAAATCGGCAAAGAATTGCTCATTTTCATGGACGGCTATCGGTGTAGCGTTCAGCTGTTGGAATGATTCCACAGCCCGCCTAGACAGCTCGCCAATAGCTCTAATTTGAGCTCTAGCGTCATCAATCCGGTTTTGGGCTGATTTAGTGTGCTTAATGATAAAACCGTCACCACGTGCTCTACTGAGCATAGGCAACTGGTTCGCACAGAACACACGTTCCATCATCAGCAACATTTTCAGCGCCAATGTACCGTTATGACTGGTAACCAGTGTGACCTTGGTTTTACCTTGGTCTATACCACCTACTAGCCACGGTGCAAGCTCATTACTTTCCAACTGACACCATAACTGGCGCCCGTTATTGAATTCGCCGTGTTCAATGTAGGTGCAACCGATTTTCTCATAGTCAGCAATAATATCCTCAAATTGAGAATTACTTATTATCTGGTATGAGCTCGGTGCCACATGGAGCACCTGATCACCTTTAGCACCACCGGAGCGGACAATTGCCTTGTAACCCTTTACAGGTAGTACAATTGCGTCTGTCAACAGTGCTAGGTCAACCTCTTCTACGTCCCAATGAAACCAGCGTTTGACAGTTTCAAGGGGATGCTTAATAGCTTCGGCCAGACTGGCAAAGCTGTAGATCGGATTCATACGGTTTCCACCGTTTAGATTACTCATGATTTTGAGTTTCCTTTCTTAACTGAATTAAATGGGGGTTGTCTCAGTGGCTAGTATATTCCATCTAGTTCCAGAGAGCGAGCGCCCGGTCTACTCTCAGCCAGTACCATTAGACCTAGTTCAGCGAGGCGCTGTATTCAAATTTTCAAAAAGCTGTGTCAGCTGATGCTGATGCACAGCTAACGTGCTCAGTGCCAGAAAGTTCCCAAGTATTTTTCAGTTAATAAATAAAAGTTCCAACGTGGCGCTCGTCTACATGGGGTCAATAAATACAACGGAGTGAGCGATTTCAACTGAATTGCGATTTTTCAACTTGGCTAAGGGGGGAGGGCGATATAAAATAAAAGAGGCGCACACACAATACCCCAATTTTTTTGTATTCTATTTTTTCCAAATTTTGCCTATATTCCCCTCAACCTCAGCGGGACTATGATTGTAACGAAAAAGCGATATAGGGCGTTAGAAAACGAACTAAAGGGTGCTCGTGCGGAGTTAAACCTCTTTAGGCGGATTCTATATGACTCCTCCACATATATCATCAATGTCATGCGAGAAAAGCAAAATCGCACTATCGGTTCCGCAAAGGCTTTGGGCTACTGTGAAACAGCCGCACTGGCCAATTTAACATTTTTAGAAAAGGACGACCGAGAGAGTGACCTAAATGGAACGGTCTATGACATTGGGCGAGGCTATCCAGAGGCTTAAAGAGTTAGGCCCTTCTGTAGATGTCGATGCCATATTATCTATACTAGACGTAGAAACTTCTTATTCAGAAGATGTATACATGTCTATGCACTCCCTAGCGGAGATTCTAGATATTATCAATGACGAATTAGAGGTTCCCATGCTTTTGGTACCTCCCGGTGAGGTATATGAAGCATAGGCGAGCTATAGTAATCCCCGATCAGCATTTCCCTATTCACGATGTTCCGGCTGTTAATGTGGTTGTAAAGGCTATGGAGGTCATAAAACCCGACATTATGGTGAATCTGGGTGATATAGGCGAGTGGGAGACTGTCAGTGCATGGCGATGGAAGGGAAAGAAGCTCCCCGACTTAACATTCCAGTTACCTTTAGTTGATGAAGAAATAGCCGAAGTTAACGCTGGTTTGGACATTTGGGACGAAGCCAGTGCAAAAGTAGGCTGTAAGTCCAAATATATGCTTCAGGGGAACCATGATCTTTGGCTAGACATGTTTGTTGAGAACAAGGTCGGCGATCATCCGGCACTCAAGGGGTATAAGTTTGATAGGGCCTGCAACCTAAAGAAGCGGGGATATAAGTATTATCAGCATAATCGTCCATTAAAGATTGGAAAGCTTAATTTCATACACGGTGCCTATGCTACTGTGTATCATGCGAAGAAACATTTAGAGTCTTACGGTGCCAACATCATATATGCTCACGTGCACGATTGTCAGCGGCATACACTGACTAAGCTCGATGCTGGCACTATTGGCTCTTGGGCCGTAGGAAACTTAAAAGATCACTCTGCCGAGAAGAACAAATGGTTAAGGGGAAGGCTCCATAACTGGCAACACGCCTTTGCTATTGTTGATTGGTATACAAATGGCAATTTTAAGGTTGAGGTTGTTGATATTCAGAACGGGATGACGTACCTTTGGGGTGATTTGATAGATGGCAATGAAAATTAGAATTGGGTCGCTAGTAACAAATAGGAGTTCCTGTATGTTAGGAGTAGTGATCGCTGGTCTGTCCGGAGGGATGTGTGGTATACAATCCACAATGGTACTTGGAGATTCAATCATATAGGACGGGAGTGACAGGCCAAAGTGTTTACCCGCAAGGTAAGAGGTGTTGATTATCACGTTTATGGAAGCAAGAAGGCATTTCGTAAGGATTATCCTAAAACGAAGCTTCTTGATGACTGGCGTGATGGGCATGCGGGTGATTGGGTCGTAACTGATGATGGTCAGGTTACGAAGATCGTTGATCGGGATACAATGTACAATACCGGTCGAAAGGCCAAGAATGAGGTTGTTAAGACACTTCTTGGTATGGCATGGGTTAGACCAGATGGAAAGCTACAGGGTAAGCCCGCCATTAGCATATCAAGCTTTACCAAGCGAGACCCAAAGGAAATTAGAGAAAAGCGTAATGCTCCAACGCATCAAGAGCGCATCTTTGCTGAGTATGTTTCAGCGGGTGTTTCTCCTGTTCAGGCATACCTTACAGCATTTGCAACGGATAATACACTTTATGCAGATAGGGCATCAAGGATGTTGCTTTCAACCAAAAGGATACAGAAGCTTGTGAGAAAAGAAATAGAAGAAAAGGCAAATGAGCTGGGTATTAGTCATTCATGGATACTTGAACAGTTTAAAGAAGTCATAGAGCAAAAGGGTGTGCGTGACTCTGATAAGCTCAGGGCACTGGAAACGCTTGCCAAGGCTACTGGCATACTTGATACTACCAAGGCAACAGAGACTGTAGCCCTACTCCATCAGGTACGGGACTTTACCCGTGAGGAGCTTGATAGCTGGAAAGAGGTATCGCCGGACATGGAGAAATTGCCAGAGGGTGAAGCAAAATGATGAGACCTTGGCTCGGAACGTGCTCTCAGTGCAAAGA